TATGGCGAATGCGACCATGACGGAGTAATAAACTCTGCCACTTATGAGCTGGTTAGGTATCTCGATTTCGTTACCTATCCAGCTGGTGAAGTATACGCAACTAAAAAGGAATCACAGAGCAAGCCTGACTGCTCAACGGAGCACCAGGAGGACGAGGCGGCGGCCTTATTCAATGCGAAAGTTGAAGCCTTGAGGTTATATCAACAAGTTTTGTCAATGGAGGAAAAAATTTATGACAAAGAATGAACTGATGACTATGATTGCCGAGGCAAAGGCAAAGAGAAATGCCGCCTATGCCGAGATGGATGCGTCTTTTGACAAAGCGTCTGTAGAGAAATTCAATCTTGCTTGTACTGTTGAGAATGATCTCTGCAAACAGCTTATGGATCTGGAAGCAAAGGAAAGCGGAAATCCGATGGGGAAGGATGAGCCTAAGACTGAACTCACCGAGAAACAGAGGTTCTTCAAAGGGTTGAGAGAAGCAGTCTCTATCGGATCTACTTATACAGCTCTCGTTCCCACTGAGATTGCAACTAAGATTGATGAGAGACGCTATGAATTGTCCAGATTTAGAAAGTACTGCTCGGTCATGAAAGTTGGCGGAAATTACACAATCGCTGCAGAAGGAAATGGAGTCACTGTTGACTATGTTGGTGAAGGTGCAGAAATTTCGGAATCCACTCCGACTCTTTCGACTATCACATTGAATCCCTATAAAATTGCTGCACTCGTAAAGGTTAGCAAGGAGGCAATTGCGGATTTGGCGGTTGATATCGAGGGATACATTATCAATCAGATTGCAAAGGGCTATTCACTGAAAGAGGACAAAGAAATCCTCGCTGGCACTGGTTCTTCTGCTAATCATATGACTGGCATTAAGACTGCTCTTTCCGGCAAGACTGCCCGGATTAAAACCACTGCTGCCAACGATTCGTTCACCTGGGCAGAAGTCAAGGCATTTCTCGGTCTCCTTGGTGCATACAGAAGCTATTCAATTGTGGCTATGAGCCAGTCCACTGCTGACTATATTCATGAGTTCAAGGACGGAAATAAATATATGTTCGACCAGACAAAGCCGCTGGAAACCATCATGGGGGTCAAAGTTGTTATCTCTCCTGACATGGATGACATCGGTGCAGGCAAAACTGTGATGGTTGCTGGAGATTTCTCGTACTATCACATCTGTGACAGACTGAATATGGAGATTGAAACTCTCAAGGAGCGTTACGCAACCTCCGGTCAGGTTGGAATCCTCGCAACCGAAAGGCTCGATGGCAAGCCGAGTCTTGAAGAGGCCTTTGCTCTGCTGAATATCAAGACTGCCTAAAGGAGTTAATGATGTCTGTGCTTTCTGTTGACGAGCTCAAATCCAAATACAATTTCCAAATCTCTGATGCATATCGTGGAATGTACGAAAATTACATCCAGATGGCAACAGAGGCCTGTTTCCGTGTGATTGGGCTCTCTCCAGACGGCACAGTTGAATGCATTGACTACTTTGACTCCGGCATCACGAATTTCGCACTGTACTCCGGGCCTGTAACCGAGGTTACAAGCCTGGAGATTTGGAATGGATCGGAATGGATAAAGGCAGATTTGACCTCAGCTATCGTTCAGTTGCCTGCTGGCATCGTGACGGTGAGAGGCTCTCTTCCTGCCTTGGGTAATAAAGCGATTAAGATCACTTACAAAGCTGGGTATAAAGAATACCCGGCAGATTTGAAAATGTGCATAGCAATGACGGTGCAACATCTTGCTAAACAGATTAACTCAAATATGGTTGGAGTGACTTCTCGCAATGTGGAAGGAGGCACCGAGTCGATTGATGCCAACATTCCTCCTCTTTCTGTTCAGAATCATCTTCAGCGATTGAGGATCGGAGGCAGAGCCAGATGAGCGATAGCATTGTAATTTCTCCTAGAATTGAGAATATGAGTGCTCATGCTGATTGGATCGTAAAGAATACGATAATCAAATACATGGACACTCGCTCTCAGTTTATAAGAGATAAGTATCTTAACGGGCAGGCTCTCCAGAAAGTTACCGGAGATACTTACCAACATTTTGGTTCAGTGTATTCCAAAAAGACCAAGACCTATATCATCCGTCCGGGTCTTGGAATTCCTGGCAATCAAAACTATCTTGCTCGATGGGCAAAGGCCGAAAATCTCAAATTCGGTCACAACTTCATCGGACCGGGTAGGAATTATGTCAGATCACAGGAGATTTCCGATGCGATTGAGAAGAGGATTGAGAAAGAGTTATGAACGATTCTAACGAAATTTTGGGAAAAATTCTTGATGTTATCAAAGAAACGGCCAATGAGAGAATCGCTCAGATCAACTCTGATAAAGGCCTGTCTATCGAGCCCATCCAGGAAATCGATATCGGCTATAAAGATATCCTCACCGGCTTGAGGAATTATCCGGCACTGGTTCTCCTGGAGAAGAGGAGAGTAACTGATGACTATTGGTTCACTCAGTTTAATCTCCTCCTCGGATTCGCTTTCAAATCGGGAATGCCGGAGCAGATGCTGGAATTCGGTCAGTATTACAAAGATATTATCGAGTGGGCAATCATATCGGATCATACGTTTGGCGGAGTCTGTTTGGATTCCAATAACATGACGATGGAAGATGCGTACACTTCTGATATTTATGTGATTTCTACTGAATTCACAGTCACTTGTGATAGGAGGTTGGCAGATGGCTGATGTAAAAAAGCTTTTATGGCAATGCCCAAAATGTAAACGGATTTTGCCCAGATTCGAGGGTGAAGCAAACATAACCTGTCCTGAGTGCGGTCTGAAATTTGAGGCCATTGTTCAGGATGGAGAAAAGGTCAAAACCCTGACTAAATTGGAGGACTAATATGATTGCAGGTAAAGACGGTAGCGTAAAGCTTGGAGAGAACAATGTCGGATATATTGATAGTTTCTCTATTAATATCAACAATTCAAATATTGACATTACCCAGCTTGGTAAGGGCTGGAAGGAATATTTGGACGGTCTCAGAGATTGGAGCGGTTCATTTTCCGGTGTTTTTGATTATACCGATGCTGCACAGAAAGCAATGGTTGATTCGATAATTACCGGCGAAACTACTAAAGTAACCGGCGAATTCAAGGTTGATACTGATTATACGTTGACAGGTGATATTAAGCTGTCATCAGTGTCAATCAATGCCCAGGTTGCAGACAAAATGGCTCTCTCGATTAACTTTGTCGGCGATGGCAAGATCGCAAAGAAGAGTGTCTAATGATTGAAAAAACCAAAAATATAACGTTCACTCTTGATGGCGAGGAATATTTTGCCCAGATTCATGTTTTGTCGGCAATTGAGGCTGATGAGGCATTGACAAGCAAACTCGAAAATATTGATCTGGCAAAAAAATATTGTCTCCGTGTCGAAACTGCTGCTGATTCCTATACCGTTGACGAGTTCCTTGCACTTCCTGGATCGTTTCCGGGATTTAAAGAAATCGTGAATGGAATTGCTAAATGGGGTTGGCTCGGAGGTGAGTCAAAAAACGACTAAAGGCTCTGTTCTGCGCGTTGTATGAAGGTTATACCCCTAATTATACGTATGACGGAGCTGATAGACAGGTTTATTGGAATAAGCCGGAAAGATGGATCTGGCGCAGCGAAATTGTTGAAGCTTTTCACGATTCCGATGCTGCTCAGATGGTTGGATTTTATCAGCGGTTCAAGAGGATGGGAATGCCGTATGGTGCATGGGGAGATAATCCCAATCGCCTGGTTGAGATTGTCGATATACTTGAACCTCTTGACCGCTTGTATAATCCACGATTAATTTGACAGCTTGGGATTCCAAGCTGTTTTTGGATGGTTAAAATGTCGCAGGCAGATATAGCAATCAAAGTTACGGCTGATACATCACAAGCAGAAAAAGGCTTGAATACATTTGCTGTTTCTGTGGAGCAGTCTAAAAGTAGGGTCAGTTCTCTTGTCGATGGCCTTGGTAAATTCGGAATGGCATCAATTGGAATTAACCAGGTTATCGGTGCTTTTCGGACGCTCAAAAATGTGGCCGATGATTTGATTCAGACATACTCTGTTCAGGAACAGGCCGAGGCTCGTCTGTCGGCAACAATCAGTGCAACCAAAAATGAAATAGGTATGTCTGTTACTGAACTTGGAGAATTAGCCTCTTCTCTCCAGGCAGTTACAACATACGGAGATGAAACCATTCTGGGGATGGAATCACTTTTTATTGCCACCAGGAAGATCAGTAAAGAGGTTTTGCCGGAGGCTACAGAGAGAGCCTTGGATATGGCAACAGCGATGGGAACGGATGCCACCTCTGCGGCCCAGAAACTTGCAAGAGTGCTCGCTGATCCGATTAACAATGTGCGCTCACTCAAAGAGGCTAATATCCAACTCACCGAGGCCCAGAAATCCGAAATTTCGAAATTGCAGGAACAGGGTGATTTGCTCGGTGCTCAGCAGGTTATCTTGAAATCTGTCGAGGATGCTTATGGCGGTATTGCTAAATCCGTAGCGGCCACTGATACCGGTAAGCTGAAGCAGATCAGCAATGTCTGGGGCGATATTAAAGAGAGCCTTGGAGGCTCGCTTCTTGATACAATCTCTCCGGCTCTTGATGCTCTGTATTCCTCCCTGCAAAAAATTTACGATTTTGTTGCCTCTCATACCAAAAAAATGTCGGATAATAAGACGATTGAAAACTTGCTATCTGGCAAATACAAAGGTTCGTTGTCTGACATATCAGATGAACAATTGCAGACAGCCCTGGAAAGTACGAGTCTGTACTATTGGAAGAGAGAAGCCGTTGATGCGCTTGAGCAAGAGAAGGCCGCAAGGGAAGCCGTGGCAAAAGCTGCTGAAGAGCAGAGGAAAGCACTTGAGAGATTATCACCTGCCCAGGAGAGACTTCTCATCGCCCAATCTGGTGTAAAAACGGGAACTGAGACTGAAATCCTCCCAAAGATTAATGAAGAGATTGCAACGAAAAATCAGATTCAACAAAATGTTACTGATTATATTACACAGAATGCATCATCATCAACGCTTGCACAAATCCGAGCGACAAAATCTGCCATTGCAGAGGCCAATGCTCAGCTCGCTACCGCATCTACAGAAGAGGATGTGGCTATCATAAATGAGATTATCAAATCGAAGCTAGAAAAACTAACATCACTTGAAGATTCAATTAATCCCGAAAAAATAAAAGAGGCAGAAGAAAAGAAAGAGCAAGAAAGACAAAAAGCCGAAGAGGCTGCGGCCAAGACAGCACACGATGCCAGGATTGATAATGTCACTAATATGGTCAGTACGTTCTCTCAGCCAGTAACTTCATTTGTTTCTGCATTGTCTGATTTGTGGTCTAATGTCGGAGCTCAATTTGAGTCTCAGCTGGATAAAATCCAGAAAAAATGGGAATCGTTTTTTGATTCCCTGGAGAGAGAGCAAACAACCCAGAAGGACTCTCTTCAGATGGCCTTGTCTCAAGGGCTCATCTCATATGACGAATATATTACGGCTCGTCAACAGATGGATGATGAGTATGCCAATGCCCAGGCAGAGGCAGAAGCCGAACAGGAAGCCATCAGAAAAAAAGCAGATGATGCCAAGCGTAAAGCGTTTGAAGCTGATAAGCTTAACAGCATTGCTCAGATTGGAATCTCAGCTGCACAGGCAATAATGCAAGCATGGAAATATGATCCAGTTACGGCGTCAATACTGACCGGAATGATTACTGCCACTTCCGTTGCTCAGATTGCGGCCGTTTCAAGCAAACAGTATACGCCACTTGCTGCTGGCGGTATAGTGTCTTCTCCCACATATGCATTAATCGGAGAAGGCGGATCAAAAGAGGCAGTTTTGCCGCTCAATGAGGATGCCTTCAAAAGAGCAGGAATTTCCGGAGATAGCGGTAATCGGATAGTTATCACGTTCAATTTTGGTTCTGTTTATTCAAAAGAGGAACTGGTATCGGATGTATTTGAGTCGGTGGAGATGCTTCAGAGATCTGGAGCACTTCCCAAATGGAGTTATGCATGAGCAATTACATTTTGAGCCTCGATGTCGGGAGGGGTTTGTAGATTATTCGGATGTCATTCTGGCTAACGGATTCTCAATGAAAGAGTGTGTTGGAAGCCAGGGAAAGCATGAATCTCAAACCTGCCAACTTAAAATCCAGAGCGATTCTGTGAGGAACTTGCTGCTCACACAGAAAAAAGCCGTAAAAGCAAAGCTTAAAAAGGATGGCATCGTAATCTTTTCCGGTGTTATCCGTCCTGCTCTTTCTGTCTCCTCCAGGGCAAAGATAGTTGATGCTCTCTCTGTGCAGATTATCGATGACACCGAGACGCTCCATCAGTATGTGTACGACCGGGCAACGGATGATGCAGTCTCTGCCAATCTTCTAACCGAAAAGACCTATTACAATTACTATGTTTGTAATCCTAACTCGGTACAGAATTCACTTGTTCATGTGCTGTTTGGACTCGGAGGAGTCACAATCAAATCCTGTCCGACAATCACAGAGCAGGTTTCCAGGTTTGACCTCCAGGCCGGAGATTACCTGGATGATGCAATCGGCACTTTGCTCTATGAGTTTTGTGCAACATACAGAATGACTCCTGGAGGAGTTGAGATTGCCAAGGTTTTCCAGGATGCTACCGGCACTGTGGCGAATATCAAGAATACTCTTTCTGTAAAGAAAGCTGATTCCGTTGCTAACGGCACAACTGTTGAATTCTCGAAATATCTGACACAGGAGAATTTTAAGTGCTACTCTGAGTCAATCAGTGAGCTCCCAGGCCTTGCCAATCTTGGCGGTTATGAATTTACCCATAACTATTGGCCAAAAGATATTAAGGCCCAAACCAGAGCTTGCTGGTGGGATTTCTCAAATTTCAATGCAGGTCAGAAAGTTACGGCCAAGAATTTCAAAGTGCTTGCCTACAATGAAGGTAGATCCGCCTTTTACAAAATCCCTCACATGGACACTTACGACCAGGAGAAAGGGTATCCGTATGTTGAATATTACGGTCTTTACAGATCTGGTGTTTTCGCTAGGCGAGGAATGTCATTAGAGGTATACTGCGATATTGATTATACAGCCCAGGACACGGCTAAAGCAGGAGTTGTCGGAGTCTCACCGGCAAAGTACCAGGCTAAGTACATCCATAATCTCACAGACGCTCAGAATCTTGCCAATTTCCAGCAGAAAGTGCAGAATGGAGCTAACTATACATACTCATTCCAGAGCACCGATAATTATACACCCGGTGCGACTCTGACGCTTAATGAAAATTCAAATCTGAACCTGAACTCAAAGATTAGAATCCTCTCCAAAACCTCCACAGAGCAGGAAGGGTTGTTCAGCTATACTGCCGAGGGAGCAGATGATGTGACCATCACTGAGCCAGACTATGAGCATGAAAAGAACGTATTGCCTCCTGTTACCGATGTTGAATTCCTTTCGTTGTCGATTGACAACACAATCTACTCCCAGGATACCGAGGAGACAATTGTCCTGCTTGCTGCTGGATCAGCGTTTGACTGGTACAATCGTACACCATCCTGGACGCTTAACGGATCAGCAATTGACAATGCGACAACAACACTGTCGCTGTCCTCGTCTGCTCTGTCAGTGGGGCAGAATGTCATTGCTGTCTCTGTGACGCTTGATGGGCAGATTACATCCAAGGCTGTGACTCTTCAGTACATCGCCACATCGTCTCAGGGAGAACCTGGTGCTCCGGCTAAAGTTTTCTCGCTCTCTGCATCGTCTTACTCTTATGTTATCTCCAAGAGGCAGACAACGGATCAGACAATTCAAATTACTCTTGATGTCCAGAATATTGAGGGAGATGTTGCCTGGTCATCACTCCAGGGCGCAACATTTAATACGGAAACAAAGGTGTTGACTATTCCAGCTCGCAATACAATTGATAGCTTTACCCTTACTGCAACTCTCGGAGATGAGAGCAGATCGGTAACGCTTACTGGTGTTGTCCAGGAGGATGTGCCTCTTTATTTCGGCGCATTATCTGCTGCTCCCTCTGGCTCTTTCATTGCTGGAGATCACTACCTCAATACGACAGACTACATCCCATACGTTTACAGCGAGACGGCTAACAGCGGTGCAGGCGGATGGATTGCGCTCACAACATCTAGCCCGTATTACTACACGGTAATCAACGACACCGTTGCGGATTTCGGCAAGTTGGGAGTGCAGGCACCGGAAGGGAGCGTGTTTGCGAATTATTATGAATCGTTCGTTGCACAGAAAGCCTTTATCAATAAGCTGGGTGCGACCGACATAACGTTGTTGACTGGCGGTGCTATTCACAGCGATGGGCATACGTGGCCTTCCGACTTCCCGAACAATCCAGAACAGGCAAAGGGATTCAGCGCAAATGCTGACGGCAAAATCCGTGCAGAGGGCATGGAAACGGTAAATATGAAGGCCGTTGATGCTGAGATTGCTGGAAGTTTCAAGGCACAATCGATGGAGACAGTGGACGAAGTGCCCGCAATTTCTAACTTGCAGAATTTCAGCACAGCAAAGTCAAATGCATTGCTTTATGCAATCCCATTAGAACGTTTTCAGGCAATCAAGACTATTTCAAGTTCTGCCTATAAACTATTGTCAATTGATGCATACGGCAGAATCATCGGTTCTGTTGATGGACAAACCTTTGTTGATTTTGGAATTGTCGGAGACGGTGAATATTCGCCAACAAATGATTTAATCTGGGATTCAACCAATAATCTGTATTATGCAATTGCCCATAATACTATAGACTCACAATACGCTAATTACGTTTGGGAAAAAGGAAAAGGTGTTTTTAAGGCAACTTCTCCAACAGAGTGGACATTCTGCAGACACGCGTCTAAATCTATGATGTACGTATTTGTAACTGATTCAAATAAAGGCAGTTCAGATACAGCCGACACGTTGGTTCTATTTGATGCTAACTATTTAGATAATTCCATTATGGAAGCCGATGCTTTCCGAAATGGGGATCAGGTGTATTCAACCCTTATAACAAGAAATATCGTTGATGCTTACAAGATTGCATATAACAACGGGCATTTGGTGATTCTGAAGAACCAATCCGTGCTTTGTCATTCTGGTAGCATCACGGATTCAGCCTCACTTTCCAGCGGATGGAATGAAATTTCACTGGGCTACGATTATTTGTACACTGATATTGCATACGGTAATGGATATTTTGTTATTGTGGGATCTAACTCCGAGGATTTAACAGCAAAATTCAGCTACTCTTCTGATAATGGAGCATCCTGGCAGAGTGTGACAGAAAGTGGAATATACAGTGACTCTGGATTACGTGTCTGGTTTGTCAATAATCAGTTTGTCGCATCGGATCAGATGGGAGGAATATATATTGCAAATTCTTCCAGTTTGACCTCGTGGACGCAGTATAGCGCACCATCCAACATCAATGATATTACATGGGACGGCACACTTTATATAGTCGTAACGAATGATGGCTGGTACGTGTCAGCGGATTTGTCAACGTGGAAAAAGACCACAGCACCAATAACAATCAACAGCGTTGCCCTCACACCGTCCAATGAAGCAGTGGCAATCTGTTATACAAGTTCAGAGTCTTATGCATTGCAGGCAGGCTCAGATGTTGCTCCGATTGTTGACTATTACAGCAACTTGAAGGGCAACGGAGTGAAGGATGACAACGGAGAAGACCTGACCGATGAACCGTTGAAGTTTACCCACGCAGTAACGGGAACGCTCAACGGCAAGTCACTTGCGTTCATGAGAGCAACACCGCTTGAGGTTACATGCACGTTCACGGACAACACGACAAAGACGTTGACGTGGGGAGTAGCAGAACCAACAGCAATAACACTCAACAATGTCAAGATTGCAAAGACGGACGCATCCGTCAAGTTGCTCAACCCGAAAGTCTCTGGCCGTGGTTCAGTGCCAATCGGATTCATCTACACGCAGTATCCAAACCAGCAATCGCCCGAACTCATTTTTGACGGTGAATGGGAAGACATTTCAGCCGATTATGCTGGAGCGTTTTTCCGTGCGGAAGGTGGCGATTCGCTTGCGTTCGGAACGAAGCAGTCGGAAGGGTTGCCGAACATCAAAGGTAACGTAAACGTTGCAACATGGGGTAGACAGTGTGGCGGTGCATTCCTTGACGGGGGCGCAGAGAGTGATAATGCCGCCAGAAGTGGCTCTGGTTCTGGTCTCGGAGGTTACAGAAGAAATTTCGATGCGTCAGCAGGTGAAGCGACAACAGACGGAACAATCCGAACAACACCGCTGGTTTATGGCAAGAGTGACCACGTAACGCCCCTCAACTACGCCGTGAGAATCTGGAAGCGCACGAATTAAGGAGAATAGAACATGAGATACTTAACAATTGACAATGGGATAGTAACAGGACACTACGCAACCAGTGCCGACACGTTGCCGGAGAACGGAGTTGAGATTACGGAACTTGTTGGCACTTACGGATTGCCCGTGACGCACTACAAAGTGCAGGACGGGGTGTGGACACAGAAAAACACTGTGGAGTTGATTCGTGAAGGCTTGCTGCCGATGCCGGATGGCTATCAGTGGAATGCGGATCAGACTGCTATCGAGTTGATTCCTCAGCCAGAAGCAGAAGCACCAGAGCCGACTCAGAAAGAGCGGATTGAGGCAGAGATAGCCGAGAACCAGACTTACCTGGACAGTACGGATTACGGAGTAATTAAGTGCGCTGAGAACGGCCTCTATTATGCGTCTATCTATCCAGAGGAGCATACCAAGCGACAGCAGGCGAGAGACAGAATCAACGAGCTCAGAGCATTGCTGAATACAATTTAATCTTGCATCTCACCCATTTGTCATGTAGAGTGACATTGGGAGAATAACATGAAAAAGGTTATATTTGCGATAATTTTTGCAACAACATTACTTTTGACTGGTTGTATGAGCTTGAGCTCTTACGATAAGGAGTATCTGATGGCTGCTCCAATTTCACCTGTAGATAATGGGTGTTGGGAGTCAACTTATTGGTCTGATGGATTTGGCGGAAATGATTATTCTGATCCATGCGTAATTGGACGATTCAAAGGAACATTCTCCAATTCGGCAACGTATGGATCACCTTGTAAGGTTCTGGTTTATGTCGATAAAGATGGAAAGATTTCTTTCGGATTCTGGGAATATGAATCAGAATACCCAGCCTATTTCTTGTCCAATTCTAAGGCTACAATAACAATCAAAGCCGGAGGCGAGATTGATAAGTTGGATAGCTTGTCTCAGTGCTATAGCAATAGAGTTTCTTTTTTCAATAAGGCTGGTATGGTTAGATTGTATGAGGCGATGGTAAACAATCAGACTATTGAGTTAAGAGTTAGTGTCAACTCTGGTGTTGTGTCTACATATAACTGTACGATTGACACCTCTGGATTTGTTGAAGCATGTCAAAAATCCTTCAAGGATTTGTGGTAAGAGAAAGAGAGCCATCCTCATCGGGTGGCTCTGCTTTTAAAACTCTACATTTAACTCTTGATCCCATGTCTTGTATTGTTGCAAATAAAATATAATCTTTTCGGCTGTGGCTGGGGGCATTGGCTCTCGGCATTTGAAATGCCATGACCTCTGATTTGCTGGCACTAAATACAGGCTGTAGTAACCACATGGAGACTTGCTCAGTTCTACGTCCTCAATATAAAAGGGATGAGAAAATATTTTGCCACCAAAATTAAACATGCCCAATCGTAATTTGTAGAGAAACGCATTCTGATTCCCGATCCCAGACATACATAAAAATGGAATGATGTACTTGAGAAATGGCGAGTTTTAGCAATGGTGTATCCCATCTGCTCGAATATGTGCATGAGGAATTCTCCTCGTTTCATACTTTTGCCTCTTCTGCATCTCGTTCTCTTTCGAGCTCGGCTTGCCAAGCTTCTCGCTCCTTTATAGCATCATAGACTACAGTTTTGTACTCTCCAGATTCTTCATTGTAGTCAGACGCTACGAGGCAATAACCGCCATTTGCTCTGTCTTTCGGGCTAATCTCAGCGGCCTGTGCCTGGCAGAAGAGGATGGCCTTGTGTTCATCATCAAACCAAGTCTCATCAATCACGGTAGAACCATAATTTTTATGATAGAGAACACAGTAGACTTTTGCTCCTCTGTATCCGTTTTTCTTGAGAAATTCTTCAACTTGTCTCTGTGTCAACGGCCTTACCGTTTCTCCCTTTTCTAATTTGATCCATGTTGTTTTGGCTATGCCAGATAACTTTGTAATTGTATCGAGCGACCAACCTTTTTCCATCCTGAAGCCTTTAATATCCATATTTTCCTCCTTAATGTTCTGTTCCATCTTTTTCATTTTGTATTGTCTATATAATTTATCATGAATATCTCGGAATTTGAATACCGAAAACTACCGATTATTTTTATGCCCTGAACTCGATTCCTTTGAGTTCGATATCAATATCGCTGTGAACTGATTTGCCAACACAGATTCCCTTTCCAGAGATTCTGGTATTTGAGGTTTTGAGAGCCTCTGCCAGTTCCTCTTTGGCAATGAGAAGAACTCTGAAGGATTTGCCATTCACTAACACATAAGCCTCAACAAATGCCTTGTTACCGATGAATTCCTTGTTGATGTTCTCGATGATTCCCACGAATTCAACCGCTGTGCCATAGGGAAGAGCCTTAGGTGCATTCAATGATGAGTTGCGGATGGTTTCGACTAATTCCTCCGCAGATGTATCTCCTGCAAGCATCAGCTCGTCTTTGTCGGGTCTAGCAATTCCAAGGAAGAATGCTTCCAGTCTGGTCTCGCCATTCTTGACCACCAACATAATTTTGTTGAAGATCTTGACCTCAGGAGCGTCAAGTGAGCAGTCATCGCTGGGGATGAGGTTGAGCCTGCATGACTCTGTGTTGAATTTGATTCTGAATGCCATCTTCTTTCTTCCATTGATAATCCAGAACTGCTGGGATACTCTTTCGCTAATCTGCATTTCAACGGTTGTTACGCTAGCATACTGTCTGAGTCTGTCAACTGTTTCCATCTCGAATCTGTTAAATCTTTCCATTTTTTATCTCCTTTGGCTCATCGCCTTGTCACAGTAGTAGATTAGTATATATTAGTAGCTTTGTCAATATAAAAATACTAAAAAATACTAAAAAAATACCGAAACGCAAAAGACGAGGATTTAGCCTCTCTTTTTCTGTATCATCGAATTGATGACACCAAGGGATGTGAGAATGATGGCTCGCAGAGACGATGTGATTGCATTGGGCGATTTGCTGAATCTGGGAGACAGAGAAAGACAGTTCTGGGATTTGTTTTATGTACGCAAGTTGTCGATACAACAGATATCGGATCAGCTTGCTTTGTCATATTCTCGTGTCGCTCATATATCATCTCACATATCTCAGATGCTGGCACAGATCGATTTATAAGGGTGGCAAGAAAACGGCAAAAAAACGGCAAAAACTCGGCAATCTGATGAGGCTCAATTTTGGTACTATTTTGCCAGGAGGAATCCAAATGAAGAAAACATTTGTGGAAACCATCGAGGTATTTGCACTTGCAACTTTCATCAAGTTGGTCATGTGCCTGGTTGCCGGAGCAGGACTCTGGGGAACTGTATACGCTCTTTGGGATATCATCACATGGATCGGAATCGTATTGCTGTTGGATGACTTTTTTTTTAAACTCAACAGATATCGCAAACTCCTGGTGTGGGAATATTTTGTCGGGGCTGGATTCGCCATCCTTGCAATATGTGGATTCACGGTTGCTCGGTATGCTGACACGTGTCTCCTGACCTATTTGGGCTTGGGTGTGACCGTTGCTGGCCTTGCTGCTTTCATCGCTTGGGATGCGAAAATTTACAACATTGCAACTCTTTCTGAAGATGAACTCAAAGAACTTGAATTCAAATGCTGGTTTAAAAACCATCGCAAGGAAGATGCGGAAAAAATGAAGGCGGCATTATATGAGTTTCTTAGATTCAAGTTTGCGAATGACCGCATTGAGGATGGTGTCGATTGTAGCCGTCTTCTTGATCCAGACAGTGCATCAACTGTTGCTGAGCTTCTGGAAAGTGGTGTAGCAAGTCAGAACGAAATCGATGAAATCAGAACTTACATCAACACTGCCGTTGATGCATATATCGAAAGGAGAAAATAATGTGTGGAAAAAAAGTTTTGGTTGGATTGCTGGTATTTTCGTTTATCTGTTCCGGTCTCTTTGCCGCCAGATTCGTACCTATAAAGACTCCAAGGGAGGCAACGGAGGCTTCTGTAGAAGTTACCAGCACATCTTTGCCGGAGTCCGTGGCACTTCCCGTGGCCGCAGAGCCATCCGAGAACAGCTCCGAGCTAATGCCCACGATGACTTTAGACGAGTCTATGAATCGCTTGACAACATCGAAAGCAGTCAAAAAAGCTGAGCCAGATGCGCTGGAAGTTGTAAAGGCTGAAATTGCTCGTCTTCAGCAGGACATGGACAACTACGACAATGAGCTGACTCTTCGTGATAAAGAGATTGACAGACTCCACCTCGGTCTTGGCATCGGTGCTACTGTTGCATTGTTTCCAGAGAATACATTTGGTGTGAGTATCCTCGGTACTCTTCGTAAAAACAGCATCATTCTCCTGGCTGGTGTTGAATATCCCGATGTTGTCAATATTGTTGATTTCGACTATAAGAAACTCTCTTATAAGTGCGGAATGATTTACGAGTTCTAAGTTCTTGATGCTCTGCCTTGTGCAGGGCATCACTGTCTCTGGAGGAAGGTGTGAAATGAAACGTAAAATACTGTATGTGATTCTCATTATTGCTGTCGAATTGCTCAAGCCGAATGACCTCAATGCTGCCGGAACTACCGAAATCACTGGAGCAAACTCTAGTTCTCCCTATATCTCTCTAACCCAGGCTGAATACCAAGATCTATTGAAGTATAAGTTTGTCTATCAATACGAGAAAGATTATGCTGCTTCATATTCAGAGGAAGGGCAGGCAACTTCCCTCAGAGAAGCGAATGACATGATACAAGCCAGGGATAAAGCTCTCGATCAGAAAGATGCTGAAATTATGGAGAAGTTACAAACTATCACAGAACAGCAGAAACAAATTGACATTATGAAGAAAGCTACTGGAAAATGGCACTGGTCTGCTGGTGGTTCTTTCGCCCAGGATCAGGCTGGTCAAATTGGATTCTCTATGGATGTCGGCATCGGTTATAGCAGCTATATGCCTTATGCCGGATTATCCTGGCATAGTGAAACGGGGTGGGGTTATTCTGTCGGGTTGAGATACTATCGTTAAGAAGGCTTCCAGTTTAGAACATATCTGGGCAAACCAGCTTCTTCACCCATCTCAAAAAATAAATCGCCAGACACGTTGTCTGTTTTTTGTTCCTCGCACAGCTTCTGAATCAAAATCAATGCTGTGCGTTTTTCGTTTCTGACAGTTCTCTCAGATGTATTCAATTGATTAGCAATTTCCCAAGTTTGGAGTTTTTCTGGCTGACAAAACGACAGCCAGAGGATTTTCGTCTGTCGTGATGACAATCCTGCGAGTGTTGCCAAAATGCGTATTTTATCAGAGCATCTTCCTCGCATTAAGTGATTCCATTTTTTGATTCCCCAATATCCTGTCATATCTCCTCTTTAGTACCAATTTATCTCTTTGTAAAGAGATATTTGCATAATCTGCCGAAAGTCTGCCGTTTCGTTGCAGTTTCGTTGCCCAATATCGGCAGTTACTCTGCCACAATATTTTTCCTCCCAGAGTGACAATTAGAGCATGAGAATGCTCAAAAATCCTTTCAAGCTTATCAGCGAATTCAAAGAGTTTGCCAGAACCATGACACCTGAAGAAGCTGAAAAGCAGGTGCGTGAACTTGTGAATTCCGGACGGATCAACAAGCAGATGTTCAACGATATCAAAGAACAGGCTGAGATGCTTCAAAGTCTGTTGAGGAGGTAGATATGGATAATAACGGTTATTCCCTGGCTGACATTAAAGCAGCCACCGGTGAAGATGGAATGTTTGGGGCGGTTCGATTTGGCTGTTGTTCCTCTTCATTTTCTTTGCTCTCTTTAACAACGGATTCGGTGGCAATGCCAGGAATGCCTATGAACAGTGCGCCACCCAGGGGCAGATGACGGATCAGTTCTCATTTGAGGCGATTCGCCAGGGGCAGGCTGACATCGTGTCTGCCGTGAAAGAGCAGAATTCTAATGTCATTGGTACAGTCAAAGACACGGCATACAACAACCTCGGAGCTCTGAGAGATGTTGGCTCTTCTGTTGATGCTCTCCAGCCTGCTATTGAAAACTGCTGTTGCAATATTCTTAGAGCAAATGACCAGACACGGTTCGACATGGCAAATTACGCTTGCCAGATCGAGAAAGTAAACACTGAGAACACTCAGAGAATCCTCGATGCCATGACTGCTAACAGGATGGCAGATCTGCAGAATGAGAACATGAGATATTACATCTCCAGTCAGCTTTGCGGTGTAGTGAAGTACCCGACATCGATGAGTTTCAATGCTGGCCCATCTCCATTCTGTGGCGGTGGTTGTGGATGTGGATGTGGATGCTCTTGATTCCCCACTGTCATCATATGCGCTTATCAGCGTTGCCGGAGTAACGCTCCGGCATTTTTATAGGAGTCCAAAATGAATAACAAATATCAGAAATCGGCGGTCAGAACGTATAATGCTACCGCACAGACTGTGACCGATGCGCTCACCCAGATTACTCTCCTGGGCAGTACGTGTACTAATACGGGGTGTTCGATTACACCTCAGAGCCAGGCAATTCAGATTGAGTCATCTGGACTGTATTACATCAGTGGGGATATCACTTTCACTCCCACTGCTGCCGGTGCTCTCGTGTTTCAGATTTACAACGGATCAGAGGCTCTTCCTTGTGCTATAGCAACATTTACGACAGTAGCTGACAGTATCGTTT